GGCCGAAGCAAGGAATCGCACCCAGGAGGCCGAGTCGGTAAAGCATGGTGGGGCTGTTGGTGTTTTCATTCTTGAACACCTGGAGCACGCCGCTTGCGTGGTGGAGGCGGGAGAATCGGGCAGTTGAATTCGTTGACTGCGTTTACTCTTGTCGCTGCTGCGCGAATCGAGGCTCTCTGCGCTGTGCGTTTGGCGTTTTTGCGTAGCCGTGCAGCTTCGGCTTTTTCGTCAACCACGACTTCTGAATCCGCCCCTTCTGCCGAAGTCTTGTGAAGTTCCGCAAACTGGAATGCATTCATTCCATCCGGGTAGCGATCAACGCTGAAATCACGGTCTAGGCCGACTTTCATGCCGCATGGCTGAAGATGCTTTGGCTTTGTCATACCGTGTTATCCCCGGTATACATGGACGCGCTCATGCTGGCACCTGATCTGGCTGGATTGAACTGGCATCATGAGAATACCCGCCACCCCATTCAGCAGGCCCTCTCTTGAAGTTGCAAGAGCGGCATACCGGCTGAACGTCGGCTATATTTCTATAGTCTCGGTGATCCCAGTGTTCGGCTGTCGCTCCGCAGTCAACGCACTTCAAAGTTTTGACAGGAACAAGATAACCATCCTTGATCGCCTTTTTAAGAACTTTGGCAAACTGGTTTCTGAAGTCAACAACTTTTTTTGTGCAGGACCAGCATCTCCAAGCAATCTTGTCTCTGTTGTGCGGGTTGCCACAATCAATGCAGTGGCCTTTTTTCTGGAATGGCAACGTGATGCACATTCAAACCACCGCCTTTTCTATCTGACGATCAGCAGAATGAATGCGCGACAAAATACCAAGCACCCTATCCTCAATGGACTTTGGGAGCGTTTCAGGCCACATGTATATGGCCTGAATGCTGGTGTAACCCATGGCCTCAGCCGCCTTTTTTGGCGTGCCACCAAGCAATTCAATAGCTTTTTGTTTGTTCATGCGCCACATTGTAAAACAGTTTACAAGCGCATTGTAAATCTTTTTCCGCAGGCCTATTAGGTTAGGGTTTCCCCTGTGTCATGCAAATAAATGTAAAAGTTTTTTGTTTTCCTTGGTTTTTGGTTGTAAATCGTTTTACAATGAGTCATCGCAGCAGATCACTGCAGCGACAGGCCCTAAAAAGCCTCGTTGACATCGTAGGTGCCGGGTGAACCGGCGTGCAGTGGATGCGTCCCAGGGATTTTCGGTAACCAGGCCAGAAAACGAAGGGCAACGATAAACAGGCCACATTAGCCCTCAACAAGCTCTAGGCACAAGAACACGACGCAAGGTGCTGTACCTTGCGAGAGCTAAAAAAGACAGTCGCCACCACCTGGGCGAGAGAAATACAGAGCCATTCTTGGAGTGGCAAAACACAAACGCAGTGACAGTGCTTTTGTGTTTTTAACCTGAAGGAGAAAATAGATGATAGGACGTGTTTGTATGGTTCGTACGTACAGCGCCGGGGTGTTCCTCGGTACGCTGAAGTCACGGCAGGGCAAGGAAGTCGTGCTGACAGACGCTAGGCGCATGTGGTACTGGGATGGCGCTGCGAGCTTGTCACAGTTGGCAACAGATGGAACAAGCAAGCCGAAAAGTTGCAAATTTCCGGCTGCAGTAAGCGAGGTGCTTTTGACTGAGGCAATCGAGATTATTCCGGCAACCGAGGCGGCAATTGCGTCAATCGCGGCTGTAAAAGTTTGGAAGCAGTAAAAAGCGACGGCTACGGCTACGGCTCCGGCTCCGGCTTCGGCTCCGGCGACGGCTCCGGCTACGGCTACGGCTACGGCTACGGCTACGGCTTCGGCTCCGGCTCAGGCGACGGCTTCGGCTCCGGCTCAGGCGACGGCTCCGGCTCCGGCTCCGGCGACGGCTCAGGCGACGGCGACGGCTACGGCGACGGCGACGGCTCCGGCGACGGCTCCGGCGACGGCTAAGATATTTATTAGCACACCGCATGCCCTGACGCTGCAAAGCACTAAAGGGATTGTTTACGCTGTGTAAGCAAGCCGATACCTGCACGGTTTTGCAGGGATGGAGTGGACATGATTCAGACAAAATCTGAAGGAATGTCAACCTACGGCCCCTATGCCGATGGACGTAACGTTTTTGATGCGGTTCATAAAACCGCTGATAACCGCTTCTTCCACCAGTCGGGGTATCAGGACGGGACAACCCCAAAGCTCGACCATGAAATTAGCCGCGACCGCGTGGTGTTTCTGGCAAGCTGCCAAGGTGGTTTCAGCCTGACCGAATGGTTGGCATAAGCCTTACCGCCAGGCATGGCGTAAAACATGCCGCCCGACACCGTGGCGCGTAACGGGTAACAGACAAATCTAAAAGGAGCTAAAAATGATTTATAAAACAGCAGAATCAGCCATTGCATCCGGCGTACCAGGAGCCAAAACAATTCAGGGGACGCTTGCAGAAGCAAATAAGCTTATCGGGGTGCAGACAACAGATGTTAGCGGGAGGGTTGCGTTTTTTGGCCCGCCAGTGAATGAGTTACCGCAAACTGGTCCATTGAACCCGAATGGGATTTGGCATATCCCAGTAGGTCACAAGCCATAAGCGCAGCGATAAAGCAAACCAGCCGCACCTAAACCATGCGGCTTTTTTACAAGCGCACTTAGATGGGCTGCGGTGTGGAAAGCAGACTACACACAAAGAGGGAGAAGCCAGACCTCAGAAATCCAACTGGAAATGCGCAGGTATGTGGCGCAGTGGCCTCTGATGACCATTTAATGGTTAAGCCATAAACACACTGCCGGGTTAGCGACCGGCCAGCCCTTCTAAGTGCGTTTTTGTCATGGCGAATCTTCACAAGCCGAACAGTGGAGACAATTTTTAGGAGAACAAGCATGAAGAAGTAGCGACAAGTACATGAGATGTAGAAACAAGAGGAAACAGCGCCTTGACGCAGTTGTCAAGGCGCATCAGTCAACCCACTGAAAACTCTGGCCGGTCAGATTCGCACACGACTGGCACGGTGTTGCGAACTCGGTGGGTTGACTGATGCGAACAGCAGGCCAGGGGCATCCTCCTGGCAAATCTCAAAATCCGTTCGTCAACGGGTCATTGGGCTGTAGGCGCTAACAAATTGCGATTTGGCAAAGCTGTTGTAGCGCATCAACTTTTTACGCAGTGGCAGCAGCGGTCGCACCGCGCCGGACGGGGTTTGCATATACGTCCTCGTGAGTCTCCCACACATTCCGGCGGTTGCGTTTCCTGCAACCATTGCCACTGCACCTTTTTACGAGGCGACTACATGACGGGATATGCCCCCTCGGAAAGGGGCCATTGGCCAATGCGTGAACACCAGCGCAGCAGCCTGCAAGTTGAACGTAGCCTAGTCGCCTCACCCTTCACCAGCCGCATCAGACGCGGCTTTTTTTCGCCTTAACTTTTGGAGTCAAACAATGAGCAATATGAGTGCGTATGAACGGGCGTATGCCCTTGCGCTGGTGCGCAACCCTGAACTGACGGCTGACCAGTGGGAAGCTATCGCGCTGGCTGCGATGAAAGGCCAAAAATGAATGGCTTCAAATTCATCCGGCGAGGCAATGAGTTTCGCTGGTGTCATTGGGCTGAAGTGCTGGCGACTGATCTGGACTGCACTGAAATGACAGATGCGCAGTTTGAATCTGCTGTTAGAGAGGTGGCGCAATGAATGCAATTCACCCAGTTATAGCCCATGCGCTGTCGCCGTTTACTGGGCAAATGAAACCGAAGATCGTATCGTTTGATTTGCACCCGCAAAAGAAGCCATCAAATCCGCCTGTTGATACAACGCACCGGCCAACAGACCGGGAATTGCTGCAGGCACTGGCTGACGCATACCAAATCAGTCCAAAGAAGGCGCACGCATGGCTGTACGAGCTTGATTTTGATGCACTGTCTGATTTGCTTATTGGTGAAATGCGGGAGGCAGCATGAAACCGACCATTGTCTCCTTGGTGCGCCCAATGACTGGAACAGACACGGTTATCGGCCACCTTCACAGCAGCACGTCGTATGACATCTATTCGCAAGACGGCTCAATTGACGCGCCCACATGGATTCCACGTGGAGGCACGATTACCGAATATTTCGACGACCCGTTTTATGCCGGGTTGACGCACTCAAACATTCTTCGACCAGGGACAAATCCATGACAACGATAAACCCAACAACGCGCACATTTGCGCGACATAGCAGGCCAACAGGTACGCAGTACGCCAGCGCATTCGAGTACAAACGCCGAAGTGACGCAGGCGGCATTGCGATTGTGGTGATGGTGCTTGCGCCAATCGCATCCGCGTTGATTGGCTACTGGGTAGGAGTGCTGCTATGACAGACCAAGAGATTTGGAACCACTTTTACCTGAACGGTTGCAAAGCCGAGCGAGAAGCAGACGACGACGAATCTGATTTGTCGGTCGCTGAATCAGTGATGCTTTGGGCTGGTGCATCGCTGGTGTTTTTGCTGATGGTCGCATGTGCTGCACTGACTATGGGGATTTGGTCATGACATACGCATATCTTCGATTTGAATACGCCATGAATCGGCGTATTCATGGGCCTGTTCTGTCTGCTGTTTTGGCAGTACGCACAGTGTGTAAGAAGTTGCCTTTTTGACATTAACGAAAGCAAAAAATGAGCATAGCTACCCTAATCCTTGGCAGTAGTGGCAGCGGCAAATCAACCAGCTTGCGCAACCTTGACCCATCGAAAACACTGCTGATTCAGTGCATCAAAAAGCCGCTGCCATTTCGCGCTACAGGCTGGAAAACTCGCATCACGCTTAAGTCAGAAGGTAATGTCATCCAAACCAGCGACCCGGTTGTCATTGAAAAGTGCTTGCGTCAGTCGCACGCTGAAATTGTTGTGATTGATGATTACCAGGCGGTTCTGATAAATGAAATTTTGAGTCGTAGCAACGAAACCGGATATGCGAAATATACGGATGTTGCAAAAAACGCTTGGAATGTTTTTAACGCAGCAGGTGATCTGGCCGAACACCGAAGGGTTTACTTGCTAGCCCACACCAGAACTGATGAATTCGGGCAGATCAGGATGATGACAGTAGGAAAAATGGTTGATTCCATGATTGTTCCAGAAGGCTACTTCACCATTGTTTTGCGCACAGAAGTGGTTAACGGAAACTACAAACTTATTACTCAAACAAATGGGCAGGATTGTTCAAAAAGCCCAATTGGGATGTTCACAGACCAACACATTGACAACGACCTATTGATGGTCGATGAATGCATTCAAGATTTTTACTCACTTACTCAACCCGCCTAAAAAGCACCTTTAGAAAGCAACCACACCATGTATGACTTAGATGTAAAAGCAGCACGATCCGCAGACACAGACAGCGCAAGCATCAAAGAACTTGGAAAGTACACCGGGACAATCACCCAAGCAAAAGCACTGGTAAGCAAAAACACAGGCGCGAAAGGCATTGAGTTTGCATTCAAGGCGCAAAACGGCCAGAAAGCTAACTTGTCTATTTACACCATGAGTGCATCTGGAGAGCATTACCAGGGCTACAACACGCTGATGTCAATCATGGCCTGTATGGGCTTGCGGACTATCAAGCCCGTGTTCGGCAAAGCGACAAAGTACGACTTCGATTCAAAAAAAGAAGTGCAAGAAGAATGCGAGATTTTCCTTGAACTTTGCAAGCCGATTGGTGTTTTGCTGGAGTCCGAGGACTATCTGAAACAGTCAGGCGAAGTCGGCACGCGCATGGTACTGAAGCATGTTTTTCAAGCATCTACAGAGCTTGTCGCAAGCGAGATTCTGGAGCGCAAAACATTGCCTGAAATGCTGCCAAAAATGGTTGAAGGATTGCGCCACAGGCCACTGAAAACAGCAGCACCAAAACCAACATATCGCCAGTCATCGCCACAAGATGGGCCGCCTGCCGGTCATCCTGCATCGGCACCTAGCGGGTTTGAAACTATGGACGATGATATTCCGTTCTGATCATGACAAGCCTATTCCTACTCACAAACCAATACCGAGAGCTTGCGCATAAGCTCGCTGACGGCGACTTTGATTCTCAGACTATCGCAGACACGATTGATGCGTCTGGTCTGGTTGATGATATTCAAATCAAGTGCCAAAACATCGAGCACGTTGCACGCGGCGCAGAGATGTATGTACCAACGATTGACGCTGAAATTGAGCGCCTGCAAAAGCTCAAAGCACAGCGCTTGAAAGTAGCGCAAGGACTGCGTGACTACATTCTGAAAAGCATGGAAGCGATGGACATTGAGCGCATCGAATGCCCGCTATTCACGATTTCAACCCGCAAGAATCCGCCAAAGGTTGACATTTTCTGCCTAGACTTGATACCTGAAAAATACATGGTAACGCCAGAGCCTAAACCGCCCGTAGCTGCACCGAATAAATCGGCAATAGCATTTGCACTGAAGTCAGGCGATGACGTTCCTGGGGCTTGTTTAACGCAAGGCATCAGGCTGCATATCGCATGAAAACAGACTACACGATTAACGCAATCCAGGCGCAAATCCTCGCGCTGCTTAAAGAGCGTCAGCCACTCACGATTGCGCAACTGCAAGCGATGACTGGCGGCGCGAAAGTAGCTGTATCAAATGCTCAGTTCGACCTGAGATTGCGCCTGTTTGTGACTGCAGAGAAAACAGGCCAGCACCGGACTATCCAGCTTGAGATAACCTCAGCGGGTGAAATTGCGCTTGATGCGTACCGTAAAAAATGCGATGTGGCTGCACGGCATACGGTAACGCCTACGCGCATAAATCTGATGAAGCAGCCGGTTTGGCAGCCGCCAGCGCCTGGGTATTGCCGTAATGGCGGGAATGGGCACATTAAAAGTTTAGGAGCTACAGCGTGAACCTCATGCATTTTTTGACAAAAAAAGTTAACAACATAGCGAACATTTTGCCAATTTGGGCGTGTGATCAATTCCCATTGGATGACGAGGCAATAGCCGATATGGCGATAAATGCCATGCTTTTGGTGATGAACAACTCAACCCGTCACATGGATAAAAATACCAATGAAACCATTCTTGATTACGCTGCTTTACCTATCTATGGAGTGCGTTTTCCGTGGAAAGACCGCATTTATTTTGGAACCGAGATAGACCTTGTAAATGATGATCTTGCCGATATGGCTGTGATTGGATTGACAAGGAAATCTAAAAATGTTTTCGCGTCTGCTGTTTACGCTTGCAAAGTCCTCTTAACGGATACACCAAAGCACAAAGCGCTTACTGGAGCCATTGCTGTGTATCGGGTTGGGTATATTGAAGGAAAGAATCCACTTTCACGCGCCTATTGCGAAGGAGAAAGAGGAGACATTGAATCCATTACAAGGGCTGCTTATGCTGGCGTTATGCCGGATGGATGTTGTGTTGGATGCAAGCCAAACGGTGAACCGTTTTTTTGGGCTGCTGGCCTATTGGCTTATGTTCAAGGGATGCACAACGACCGGCGTTACTTTTGGGATGTGCAAGCCACCGAAGAGTTTTGGGATGGACTGCCAGCAAAAGCGCATTTTTCCATTGATAAGGAATATGTGAAAAGCCTTTTCTATGCACGTTCTTTGCCTGAAACAGATAAGGGTAGGCTTCGCCCAATTTTGCACTGGGTTCGCGCTCACAAGCGCAGGATGAAGGAAGGCATCGACATCGACATAAACAAGCATCTTCGTGGAATTGACGCATTCAACATGCACGGGCTTAATTTTTCGATCAATGCGCCACGAAAAGCGATAGGGCACAAGTTTAAGAATGCGGGTGCAGCATGAGCTTTGACGACTATCGACCATGCACCGTATGGCAAACAGTACGCCCATGGCCTGAAAAACCACCAAAAGAGCCAAGACCAGAGCGCATTGAGCCAAGACCAGATCACATCGACGAGCCTCAAATGGCACTGATTGATAAAGCCAATATTGGGCTTGGGCCGCGCAGTCTGGCCGTGCTCAAGCACATCGCAAACAACCCTTCGGCAACTGTTGGTGAGATTGCACAAACGCTAAAAATCACATCGCAGCAGTCAAGCAATAGCGTATATGCGCTTGCCGCTTCAGGCCGGATAAGGCGAGAGGTTGAAAGCCTGGAGCGCAACGTCAGGGCGTTTGGCAATCGGATACACCGCTATTTCATAAACCATGATCACCCGAAGAATGGAGGGATTTATCAATGATCAGCAAGATTGAATTCCGACACGGTGAAAAAACCTGCGCCGTTGAAGCAAAACCTTGCGTCTGGCAAGGCATGAGCGGCTTCGGAACGCGGCCTGTGTGCGTGCTTTTTAACCAGTCACTGTACGGGTCAGAGCACGGCATGGCCCGCTGCCCTCAATGCATCGAGCGGTTTGGAGGTGAGAAGTGAGAGGCGTATTTGTTGCGCAGTTTCTGGCGATGGCTGCTACATGTGGCGTACATGCGCCGTTACCAGTTGAGGCCACGCCGCCCCCACCCGCACCGGATGCACCCAATGACGATGATCTGGAGCGTATGCAAAAAGCCCAGGAAAAGCGCGCCCGGCGGGAAGCCAAGCGGGCAGCAAACGCAAAGAAAGGAATGAAAGCATGAAAACAGTAGCAATAGGTATTTTGGCCGCGATGGCTATGCACATCTTTGGGACGGTGCCGCTTATAAGAGCGTGTGGCGGTGAGTTGCGCAATTGGCAAATACTACTTGCCGATGTGGTGGTCGGGGTCGCCGCAGCGGTGCTTTTGTCATGAGCACACCACACAAAGACGCTGACAAGCTGCGGGCCATCGCCGAGGGCAAGCAAATGCAGGTCGAGGGGGTAACAAGCCTATGGCGGGACGCAAGCCCGGATGATGCGCTTTTTGCTGTGTACAACGGGGAACCATGCCGCATCAAGCCCGAGTTTATTGTCATCAACGGGGTTGAGTGCCAGAAGCCAGCCCCAACACTGGATCGGAATTTCACAGTAAGACTGATGATTCTCAACCAAGGGATTTACTGGGATTTAGGCTTTGCAGAATTAGCTGACGCTGAAACTGTTTGCCACGCGCTTATCAAGCCGTTCAAGGAGTGCAAGGTATGAGCGTACAAGAGCAGGAGCTGGATGAATTGTTGGCGATGCTGCACCCGAACACTCATAGCCTATTTAAGCGCATCAGAGCAGAGCGTGATTTGTACAAATCTCGGTATGAGTGTTTAGAAAGCCTCTGCTGTATTGGGCTACATAGTGAAAAGCACGACTGGTGCGAGCTGCGTGGCCGGGATACTGTGGTTCTTGAGAAATACTGCGCCACGGTTGATGAAGCGGTTGACTTTGTTTTGGGAGGTAATGGGAATGAATAAACCACTCTTAAAGCAAGCGCTTGATGCGCTGGAATATTCATTCGTGCTGATCGGCTTGGAGTTAAATGCCGCAGTGTCATCAGATGATAGATCGCGCACGGCTAAGAAGCGAGTAGCTGAAGTCGGAGCACGGCTAACAGCGCATGGGGGTGCGATAGACGCACTCAGGGCAGAGATTGCGAAGCCTGAACAAGACTCCGGGGAGGTGATTGCTGAACTTGAACGTCTGTACAAAAACGCCATAAAGCGCGAGTTTGATTTGTCTCAAGCGCTGGAGGCGGCAGTGGACAACAACCTAGACAAACTCATGGCCATGAGCGATGAGCAAATCAGAGCGCTGGCAGGGTTTGAGGGACATCACCCGGATGATTTAGCAGCGCTGGCGCGTCAAACATTTGAGATCGCGCTGTTGAAAAATAAACAGCGCAATTGCTCGCGTCACCCCGACGCGCCGCACGGGTTTGAGGCTATCAACGAAATGACTGCAGTAGCAGATAGGCACGCACATGTAATGGCGATGTGGCTTGAGCTTGTTTGCTCTGATTATGGCGGCAAATTCTACGACTCTGCCCTGCAAGCGCTTGGAGAGTACCGGATGGCAATGAACGCTATCCATGAGCGCGAGTCACCTACTTTTATGGGGGAGCCTGTACTGTATCCGCATATCCCTGCACCGAGAGGCTTTATCGCGCAGCCTAGCATTGATGGTGTTGTGCGTACCAACACAACAAACTGCAACAGGCACCCCGATGCACCGCACGGCCCGGATGGGGCTGGGTGCAAGTGTCATTCATGGTCGCCTGGAGATGCATCATGACAGTATTGAAACAATGCCCAGACGGTTACCCGACATGCCGACAAGCAGAAGTCGGGCATGGATGGTGCAGGGGTGTATGCGCTGCAGATAAGCCGCGCACGGATAAGAGAATCCTACGCGAGGTCAGCGCAACCCTGGATAAATTGCTGCGCGAGAAGCCGGCCCTGGGTGCATTCATGGGGCCGTACAACTCGCTCGGTAATCTGAGAATCGAGATCAATAGGCGATTGAAGGACGAACCAGGAGAGGCATCATGACAGTCGATGAAATTATGGAGCTGGTTTTTGACTACGCGAATCAAAGAAAGTGGAGCAGGACAGGTGACGCCGATCCAGAGCCCGTCAGATCAGCAATCGAATCACTGGCGAAGGATACAGAAGCATGTGGTTGGCAACCAATTGAGACGGCACCAAAAGACGGGACAGCAGTGCTGGTGTATCCGGGGACTTGGAGTGATCGCAGCGCCTCAATAGCGAAGTGGAAAAGTGACAAATACGCCAAAAAACCGAGACCATATTGGAGTCGTGACGACGATTTAGGAAGGGTGACGCTCAGCCGCGAACGCCAAACGACACACTGGATGCCACTACCTCCGCCGCCGCAAGACAAAGATAAGAGGGCAACTGGAGAATCATCATGATCGAATACTGGAATTTTGACGGCTCACCACCCATCGCGCCAGGATGGTACGAGGTGCTGATATGCTACGACCCGCAGGAAGGGATATTCCCCGATGGCGCATGGTGGGATGGGAACAAATGGGATCGCAAAAGTGTATTGGCTTTTGGGCTTATGAAACCATCTCAGCAAGAGGCATCCGATTCGGCTAGAGCGCACGACATTGACGGGTGAAAGTCATGACGCACGCCCCCAACACCGCCAGAACAGCGTTGGTCAGTACAACAGCAGAGTGGCTACCAATCACCGCAGACACGCCGACCGGAATGAAGTGCCTAGTCATTGACAGGGATCAGGGCATAGCCTACTTGCGAGACTACTGGCCGGGCCACGGGTGGACGCACTATTTTCCCCTGCCGCGATTCAAGATCGAATATCAAGTTTTAGACAATGAAGAGTTTCTATGAAAATCAAAATCAAAAAGCTACACGAAAACGCAGTTATCCCGACTTACGCACACGCTGGTGATGCGTGCTTTGATCTTACCGCTGCCAGCGTTGGTGCATACACAACGCTCGGCATGCCTGTTTACAAGGGATGCCCGCTGGTATGCGGCACAGGCCTGGCGTTTGAGATACCAGAAGGCAACGTCATGCTGGTTTTCAGCCGCAGCGGCCACGGCTTCAAGCATGACATTCGGCTTGCCAATTGCGCAGGCGTAATTGACTCTGGTTATGCGGGCGAGGTAATGGTGAAACTCACTTGCGACGATGAAAACGAAGATGCGCCGCCATACCTTGTGAAGCCCGGCGACAGGATTGCGCAGGCGATGATCATCCCTGTGGAGTCGGTGGAGTTTCAGGTCGTTGAACAGCTTGCGCTTACCGAGCGGGGAGTTGGCGGTTTTGGGAGTAGCGGCAATGCCTAATGATCCTGTTTTTTGGGCAAATGAATCATTGAGAGTTGCATTCGACCAGCGTGATTTGGATGCCTTTGATGAAGATACGCGGGCGAAATACTCAGTGCCGCTTTACACCAAACCACCGGACCAAGCAGAGATTGGACGGGAGCAGCGTATCATGAAAGTGGCTCACACGCCAGGGCCTTGGTTTGTTGGAAAGCTAACGGCAAACGTCTACTTTGGGAATAGTTCCGGTGAACTGATTGCTCAATGTGGAGGGTATAAATTCAAACAAAAGCCTGAACACGAAGAAAAAGCAAACGCACACCTGATAGCTGCAGCGCCTGATTTGCTTGAGGCCGCAATAGCTCTACAAGTTGCTGCACCACTTGGACAAAGTGAATGGAACGCAGCAGCATACAAAATTGATAAAGCAATCGCCAAAGCAACAGGGGTAAGCAGTGATCAAAGATGACTTAACCGCCGGTCACGTCCCATGCGGCCAGTGCAGCGACTTCACGCACATTGTTCGCGCATCCGTTGTCGCATCATTGCCAGATGGGTACACAGGCGAACTTTGCCCAAAGTGCCATATGTGGATGTGCAGGCTGGACAAGATTGGTCAAAAGGCTGAGGCTGTAAACTCTGAGGCTGTAAACTCTGAGTAGCGCTGGCATCAGGATTATTTGATCCAACCTAACGCAGAGGTAAGCGGTAGACGCCGGTACTCCGGCGGCTGTCCGCTTGAGCGACGGGTTAGGCGTGTGGTGGAGAAATGAGAGGGACTATGAGCAGCGACTACGGACACCTTGCACA